TCACTTGGGGCCGGCCGCCATCTCGTCGGCCGGGTACAGCTGCAGCATCGCACGGGCGGCTTCAACGTTCGACGTCGTCAGCCACTCCTCCCAGTCATCAGGGCGCAGGATCACGACCGCCCGCTTTTCGTCGCTCGGCTTGTGCATCTGGGAAAAGATCGGATGCCCCTCTCCGTTCACGGTAATCATCGCCATCGTGTGATGGTCGGTCCCGTCCGGATTCTTCAGCGTACGCCAAATTCCGGCGACGCACATAGGCCGCCAGTCGGCCAGGCCGATGCGGTGCCATACATTTTTCCCGGTCTCATAACAGGGTTCGTAGATCCACTCCGCGACGATCAGGCAACGTCGGCCGGCGCGCCATGACGGGCCGTACAGCGGCGACTTCCCGAGGTTGTCGTCGCGCACGTTCATCGTGGTTCGCATGATCGGCAGCTTCCGGCCCTCTTCCTTCGCTTTCTCGATGCTGGCGTTCTGCAGAGCGCGCGGCCAGAAACCGAACCCGGCCGCCAATGGCATCAACCTCCCGTCGACGTTTGCGACGATCGGCGCTAGATAGTCCTGGTAGATTTCGGGTTTCCACGGGAACCGGCGGTATAGGTCGCTGAACGGCTCAATCCGTAGCTCGCGGAGCTCGAAGTCCTCATGCGGCGCCCGGTAGTTCGTGCACATATCCCGCCCCCATTTTTGAGACTTGACGGGGATAGCTTATCGCGAAATATACTGTGTTTTTATACAGTGTTTCAACCGTGATCAAACCTCAGTGGGCTTACATCTGGGAGTACAAACCCGCTGGTAGCGCGGAGTGGACGCGCACGCCTATCGAGCTTACGGAACGCGAACTCGAATGGTGGCTCGATGATGTATTAGGCGCCTTCGACATGCCGACGACCAGGCCGATCGAAAGCACACGAGTCGACCGGAACCGCGTACCTCTCCGGGATCGACGCATCAAGCTCAAGCCTGTGATGCCGGAGTTTGACGCTCCGACAGATGCAGAGCTGCGCGCGCTGTGGCGCGACTACACGGACCTTCAGGTGCGATGGCTGATCCTCGAAATCCTCGCCCTTCGGAAATCGCTCGAGCACCTCCAGGCATGGTTCGACTACGTCGACAAAAACGTCGACGACAAGGGGGCGCTCAGCGGCGGTCAGGGAGAATTTCAGCGCTTGCGTCATCTCCTACGCGCCGAGAAGAGGCGCGCAGGGATGATCTAATCGTAACGGCTGGCCGGGAACGTACTTCCCTCCTCGGCTAGATGCCCTTGCACCCTTCCGGATGATTTTCCGGATGGGCGCGGCAGTCATTCACGTACTCATTGACCGCCTTGTAGCTTGCGACGATCGGAGTGACAACGGCGTCCAAATGGGCATCGAGAGTGGCCTGGTCAGGAGTGCGGCAGTCAACACCCATATGCTCCTTGCTAGGGGCGTCCCACAAGCCCATCAGGTAGCCGTTTCCGGGGACGCTGTTCAGGGTATCGATCAAGCCGTCGGCCGCCGTTTCTCCGGGGGGAAGCTCGCACGTCCGAATCGGGATGACTTTACGAAGGCTTTTCCCTTCAAGGTACAGCCGATTCTGAAAGACAAGCAAATCCTTCCTGAACTGTTCCAGCGCCGCGACCTGAGCAGGGTCGTTACGCCCGGTTCGCATATCGTCGAGCTGGAAATTGACGACGACCCACTCCGACATGACGGCCGGGACCTGTGCTTTCCGCATCTCGTCCTCCGTCGGACCAATGCCGTTATTGACCGACATGACGATCTGATGCAGCGACGTACCGTCGACCACACCCGGATAAACGGTAATCCCGGTGCCGGCAGCCGTGAATTTCTTCTGAAGGGCATCCACCGTCGCCTGCCCGTCAGACGGCGCTTGAGACGCGCCGTCCATCTGCGCCATACGTGACGTCTTCTGCTGCGTCACAAGCGGCACTCCGGAAAACGTCAGCTTCACGGCGAACTTACTGGGCGCTGCCGGCGCGGCCCCGTCGTCGCCACCGCATGCGGAAAGAGAGATACAAAGCGGGAATGTCAGTGCTGCAAGGATTTTTTTCATTTTCTGTCTCAGGCGCTAGTTGATATCTTTCACTTCGTGGTCGCGAATTTTACAAATTAATTTCTTGTCGCGGTAGCTTCTGCCGTCAGCGCCTCGTAGTCTCTTTGACATTGCTGGCCGGCGATGCCGCGCTCGTCAGCGATTCTTGCCAGCTCGCCCGCTCGCGCGTCAATGCGGCCGAGCACGTCGGCGAGCAGATCGAGGGCGTCGCTGGCTGGCGCGCCTCCGGTCGTAGCAGCTGGATGGCGGGCGCCTGCGACAAGCGCGGCGACTTGCTTGCGCAGGCCGTCAGCAGCAGAAGCAGCAGCAGCAGCATCAGCGCGCGCCTGATCGCGGTCTTTCGCAGCATGTTCAGCGTTCTCCTGTTGCGCCGCGGTGCGGCGTTGTTCTTCGGCGCGCGCGTCACTCACGGCCTTGATCTGGTCTTTTTGAGCGTCGACCGTTGTGACAAGCACGCCGTCGGCGTGCCCCTTGAAGTAACCGCCAGCCAGGCCGGCGACGGCCGCAACGATGACGGCGAGCCAGATACGCGGATCGATCCAGGTCATGTACCGCTCCGCATCATCGCGGCAAGGCGCGTCGCGCGCGCGCCCACCTGCCGAGCCCACAGGCTGTCTAGCATTTCAGCGGCCGCCGTGTTCCAATCGCGACGTTGCGCGGCCGCAAGGAAATTGCGAAACCCGAGCAGCTTCGCCTGCATGTTGAACGCCATGTTCATCATCACGCGCTGGCGCACGGGGTCGAGGGAACGCCACCATGGCAGGCTGCGATCGAGCCACGCCTCGGTTTCCGCGATGTCGTTCTGGTACATCAGATCGATCTCGTTGTCGCGAAAGCCCTTGTCCGTCAGGTTGCGGCCGATGCCGCCCGACACCTTGCCGACCGTGTCGGTATAGATCCGATTGCGCCGGTCCTCGTCGCGAGTCAGTTCAACCTTTAGGATCGCTGCGTCGTAGTTGCCCATAATCACTTCTCCCCGAACAGTCTCTTCGCGTTCCGACGCAACAGCACCTCGACGTACTGCGATCCGACGATGCCAAGCGCACTTCCGATGCCGAGCAGCGCCATCGGCGGCAGATCCGGGATCTGCAGGAGCGCAATGCCGGCGACCATTGAAGTTGCCGAACCCAACATTGCCCGACCGGCAACGAGTCGAAACGTCAGTTGCTCGCTGCCGACCAGGACCTTGGCGATGCCAATCAGTCCACCCATGATGACCAGCTCCAGAATCGTTTTTTCGTGTTCTTGCATTACTGCTCCCAGATTCCTTACCCCGTAAAAAAAAAGCCACCCGAAGGTGGCTCACTACACAATTCCCGTTCCATCCAGCACCATGAAGCGGGAGTGGTATTGCTCCCTGAATCCGACGTAGTTCGGCGCCCTTCCCCCGCCGTAAAGCGTCGTCCCCCAAGATACGTTCCCTCCATCAACTCGAATCGATGTGAGCTCAACTTTCGGTGGATCGTTGTAGCTCCACGCCTTATGTACCGAGTAAATGGCAGAAATGAGAACCGGCACGCCGTACGATTTCGCGTGCCACGGTGGATTCGGCGCACCCTCAACTGTCCATCCGGCATCGCCGATGTACTTTTCATAGATGACATCGAGCACGCGCAGAAACGGCCTCGATGAATCAGCAATGAGTGCCCCGCTCTCGTTAAACACCTGCAGCCCAAAATTCCCGCTCGCCGGCGGCACCTGATCGAAGAGGAAGAGACGCACGGTGCACGGCCGCTCGGTGACGAACGTGAGCGAATAGACATTGCCGTTGCGATCGGTGCTCCAATGCGTGATCCCTACGCCACCCGACGCGTGCACTCCGTACATTGGCCCTGCCTGGGCCGCGAACGTGAACGTCACACTCGGGAGAGTTATTCCGAACGCGATATGGGCATCGTTATATGCAAGATGCAAACCCCGGTCAGCCGAATCCGCCGACATCGCCTGCACCAACTGATAGTTCGGCGTCGATCCGTCAATCTGGTAAATGCCAGTATCGGTGAATGCCTGAAAACCTGCCGTCACTAGTACACTCCAAAAACGATCCAGCCCGGCACGCGGGTATAGGCATTCGACCCGGCATAGTTTGGGCTGTAGGACCAGCTGACTCCACCGGCATTTATCGCGACAATCGGGGAAGGCTCGGCACCCGACACGCGGTAAAAAATCCGCTCCGGCATAAAGGCCCAGAACGGCTCACCGCCGGACATATTTGCGGTAACACTCCCATCCGCTCCGCCGGTATGGACGATGCCAACCACGCGTCCTGCACGCGATTTCGCGTCAAGGATGAGACGGCCCGCGCCGTCGAAAATCTGCAGTCCGGCCATCATCCTTCCCATACCCCCCATCGCACTCGAATCTGCCCGTTCGCGTCATACGTACGCCCGCCGTTACTATCGACAACCGTTCGATTGCCACGTCCGTCCGTCGAGTTGATCTCGAACCAACCGCTCTTGTCGATCCGCCAACCCTGTCTCCCGGGGATGTAGTTGTCCGACTGGATGTAGCTGCCGATCATCGCGTTCGTGATCCAGCCTGCGCCGATGAGCGCCTGGCGCAAGAACACCTGTCCGCCCTGGACCACGAAAGGCACGCCGAGTACTCCGCCGTTGTTCGGATCGATGACTGCAAATCGGCTCGCCGACACCAGCACCTGAGATTCGACAACCCCACTGCTGTTGTCGACGCCGATACCGATTCCGGCTACATACGTCCGGCCATCAGACGTAATTTGCGTCTTGATCTGGTAGGACGCCGCAACACGCCCATTCAAATTCGCGTACGACTGCGCGACCGTCTGTACAGCTGCCGCGTTCTCGTCGGCCTTGGCCTGTACGGTTGTGATCTCCTGCGCCATCGCACTGTCGGCGTCCACGCGCGCATGTGTCTCCCGCTGCACCGCCGCAGTCAACGTGCCCGACGCGGATTGCAATTTGGCCGCAACGGTATCGACTTTCTTTGCCACCGCCATATCGCCTTCGGCGATCGCCGACTGCAACGACCACACTCCTGCATGCATCGTTTCGTCGCCGGCATAGATATCCGCGTCACCGGCCATCGGCGGCGTAATCGACTCGATCGGTTCAAGCAGGTCTTGCCCAAGCGCGCCCTTGGTGATTTGCCCACGAAAATACTCTTCGTAAGCGCTCTCATCGGTGCTCGGTTGCCCTTGAATTCCCGGTCCCTTTGATGGATACCACGGGCCGATATTGCCCGACGTGTCGACGAGCCGTGCCCAGAAATAGAACACCTGCCCGACAGCGAGTCCCTGATACGACGTCGATGCCTGCGGATACGCGAAGTCCGACATCTTGATTGCGTCGTCACGACTCGGCGTGCGGCTGTACCAGGTCTCAGTGCGCTGCGTGTCGCCAGCGGAGCCGTCACCCGGAAACGTCCATTTCAGGTCTATCCCGTACACCACACCGGTAGCCTTGAGCGATGTGACCGCCGGCGGCGGACTCGTCTTTCCTGTCAGGATTGTGTCGACGCCGTAGGCAGGAATCGACGTAATGTTGAGCGCGTTTTGTGCCCGGACGCGGGCCAAGTACGCTCCCTGATAGATCCCCGGAACCTCGACCTGCAGGCCGCCCGTCGCGGCAACGCTCACCCATTCGCCGTTGTCCTTCCGCCATTCCGGAAGGTAGCTGACCGACTTGTCGGCGGCATCCCATGCGATCACCATGATCGTTTTCGAAATGCCCTGATCGACAACGGAGTACGTCGACAAGCGCACATTCGCGGGCGGCGGCTGCACGGACGGCGGAACGATCGTAATCGGGCGTTGCTGAATTTGCGCACCATCGTCGATCGCCGCGTATTTCCCCGGCTCGTGCTGTGTGGCGTTGATCGTGTAGGCGATCTGTCCGTCATCGTCGCTTTCCTGAACACTGACGACACGATAGAGCTGCGCCACCAGTTCGCTGGACTCGATCATCCACACCGCGCCCGGCACGGGATCGGCATCGAAGCGCGAAACCAGCGTGAGCGTGTCGCCATCCACGGACTTCACATCTCGCGCCTGCGCCACTCCGGACGGAAGGATCGCGGTGAATCGGTCGCCCGGCGCTACCGTCGGGGCCTTGTCGAGCACGATCTTTTCGCCGGTCGCCGATCGGATGCGGCCGCCAATTCTGCGGCCGGCTTTCCGCGGATCGGCGATCGCGATGACCTGCCCCGGAGCACAAAGCGTTCCGTCGAGGCCGACCTGGAATGACACAGTGCCGGTTTCGTACCGAGACGTCAGCAAAAGCCAGCGCCCGAGCCGGTGCGCCTGGGCTTGCGACGTGCAACCGAACGCCGTTACCTGCGTTTTGACCACGCCATATCGCGCGATTCCGTCCTCGTCCGGCACATACTCGACTGCCTGCTTGTACTGGTTCGCCGGATCGTTGTAGCTGACGAGCGCCACCGTATAACGCGTTTTCCGCTCGCTGCCGACGTATTTGAAAGCGCCACCGATCACGTTGGCCGCGGTGTACAGGTAGACCGGATCGGACGGCATGTCCGCCGAGGCCACGACGACGCCCGGGCCCCAGTACGCGATACCGCGAAACACGCCGGCCAAGTCCTGCAGGACCTTGAATGCATCGGCCGCTGTCTGTATCACGCAGTTGCAGGTAAAGCGCGGTTCGCTTCCTCCCTTCCCATCGGGCACCATGACATCGCAATATCGCGCGATCTCGTACAGCCCCCACTTGTCGACCATCGATGCGTCGACCTGCTTGCCGAGCCCGTAGCGATCATTCAGTAGCAGGTCATAAAACACCCACGCAGGATTGTTCGACCACGCCATCTTGAACGTGCCATCCCACGTCCCCGAATACGAGCGCGTCTCCGGGTCATAGTTCGACGGCACGCGGATAATCAGCCCCCTTACGCGATACGATCGAGTCGGCACCTGCGAAAATGATCGCGCATCGAAAGTCATCCCGACGAGCGCCGTCATCGGATAGCGCAGCTTGCGATCGATGACTTCGGTAATCGCCTCGATGTTGACCGTGTCGGCGACCGTCGAACTATGCCTGTTCGGCGTGATTCGCCGCACCCGGACAAGCCATCCGGTCTTCGCCCGCGGCAGTTCGATCCGGTGCGCACGCTCATAGAGCGACGTCGTCTTGCCGTCGAATGCACCGGTCAGCACCTGCGCGTACGATCCACCATCGACCGACAGGTCAATCGCATATTCAATGCGGTAGCCAGTGATATTCCCGGTCGACGTATCCGAACGCTGAAGCGCGGGCACGCCGAAACGGATTCGGACTGCAGTGAGCTGCGTGTTCTGGATCTGCCGGACCCACGGCGCATCCGACGTCAGCGGCACACCAACTGCAGCTTCGCGCTCGACCGCCGGAAACCCGGGCAAATGGTCCTGGTCCTGCGTGCCGGTGCGAACGTCGACGCTGTAATTCTGGAAGTTGATCGAGCCGTCCGCGTTTTGGATCGGCGTGCCGTCGAGATACACCGACTGCATGCCGTTGACCAGTCCGACGATGTGCCCCTCAGAAATGACGTCCAGCACCTTCGCACGAGCAACGGAATGAAGGCTGTCCGGGGATTCGCTCCCACCGCCACCTCCACCGCCGCCCTTGGAACCGCTCAGTCGCATCGGGCCGGTTTCTGCGTACAGCCTTCTCATACCTGATCTTCCGCGAAAATTCCCGAACTGACGACTTTCGAACCGACGATCATCTCGCCATACACCAGCGGCACCGGTTCGCCTTGTGCCGCACTGTTCACGGGGCCGTTGAAGTAATACGACGTGCCGTTATTGGCCGCGCCAGCGAGCCCGACCTGCTGCGGACTGAGCATCTGTACGATGCCGCCCAGCGCCATCGACGCGCCCAATCCCATCAGTTGCGCGCCCCACGGTTGCCCATAGAACGAGGCAATGGCGCCGACCGCCATCAGCGCTGCTCCGAAAATGGTCTGGAACAGCCCGCCGCTCTTGCTCCCGATGATCATCGGCGCGATTCGGATCTCGTCGTCACCTACCGGACCATTCAGCTCGTCTTCAGCGAGATTGCGCCGCCCATTGAATACAGCGAATGTCAGGCCGTCGTCGCGAGCGCGCGTCAGGAACGCCCCAAACCCCGGGATCAGCACGGAAAGAGCGCGCACGGCCTCTCCCGCCGATGACACGGCGAGCCGATGAATCCGTCCGAATCTCGCCCCCAGAACGCCATACAGCTTGATCGTTCGCAGCTTCTCGCTCACCACTACCTCCCCACGTAACGCAGCACCGTCGTACAGCAGTCCCGCCACATCGATCCCCAAACCGCTCGACACGACAGCCGCCCGTACATGTGATGCAGGAACATCCCGTCGCCCAGATACACGCCCGAATGATTCGGCACGCCGTTCTTGCTTCGAACCTGCATGAGCAGCACGTCGCCGACTTCGAGGTTCACGCTCGGCCCCACGTCGAGAAACCCGGCGTCCTGACAGTGCGCGATATAGAGGTTCGAGTGACCGTCGTCCCACCAGCCATCTGTGCGCTCGAAATCCGGCAATACGATTCCGCGCTCGGCCAGATACCAGTCGCGTACCAGCGCGTAGCAATCCAGCACGCCATGCACGTACTCCCGACCGAACAGGGGGGCGACATAGCCGCTCGGACCAAACTCGCACCAGTCGTCAATGCCGATCGATCCATCGCCCTGCACACCGAGCGACACGATGATCCACGCGGGTATGCCGACGCGCTCGCACTTCACGCGGTCGTCCATGCTCGGCTGTGCCGATGCGCCGGGATGCGAATGCACGAGCGCGATGATCTCCCCGGCCTCTTCCGCCTCGGCATAGTCTTCCGGCGCGAGCGCGAAATGCTCCTTCGGCGCCGACGCGACATTCCGGCAACGCAGGTATGCGTCGCCCGTCGCCGACCGCACGATCAGCCCGCAGCACTCGCGCGGATACTCGGCGAGCGCATGATCTGCAACCGCTTGCTTGATTCGTTCGTCCATAAAAAAACCCGCCGATTGGCGGGTCCATGAAGTGAGTGAAATCGGGTGTTACGACAGCGTGTCGCACAGGAAACCGCCGTACGGCAACGGATTGTTCACGCCGAATCGGCACTCGCATCCGCTGATCTTCTGGCTGCATCGGTCGAGCGCCGGGTCGCTTACCGGATTGTCGTTCTTGTCGAAGTAGGCGGAGCCGGCGTACCCGCAATTTGGGCCGCGGTATTCCGACTGGCACGTCGATACGATCTGTCGTTTCGGGAGCTGCTGGCCGCCGAAATCGAGCGGTGACGAAAGGGTGAATTCGACCTGCTGCCCCGGCTGCTCGTCGCTTTTCTGCTCAATACGCCACTGCTCGACCGGAAACTGCTCGTTTGGATCCGCAGACGGATTTCCCCCGGGGAAATTCGCGGCGTCAAGATACTGTGCCAACGTCCGACGCCGGAACACCTTTGCGCCGACCAGGTCCCCAAGCGCCACACAGAGCGCAGAAATCGTTCCGTTGATGTCACCGACCGTGAGTGTTGGCGACGGCTGCCGAGCATCCGACGTGCGTTCGAATCCTGCAGCAGCGATGGGCCATGCGCGGTACTTCTCGCCTTGCCAAACGATCGTGGCAGACTGCAGATGCCCGTGGAAGCGCAGAACATCACCGCCGATTTCCAAGCAATTCACCTCAAACCCTTCGAAGATCCGACCCGGCTCGAGGGACTGAATATCGCTGTTGATGCTCATGCTCGTATTCCGTACAGGCGGAATACCCCTTTGCCAGGAGCCGCCCCGTTCCCCAGGACTAATCTGACTCCATCAACAGGCATCCCAACCCCGCCGACATAGGCGCCACCGCCCCAGTACATCGCCATGCCGGAGCCGTTGTTTCCAACCGCCTCCCAAGTGACACGGCGATATGCGACCAATCCCATCGGATTGTATATTCTGATACGCCCGGACGATCCAAACGGATACCCTCCCGCTTGGCCGTTATATATTTGAAATGCCACTCCCCCGGAGGCACTACTAGGCGGTATTGCCATTTGCGCGAGTGAGTTCATAAACGACCATGCAAATTGATAATTTGGTGACGCGTCGTACCCATTGAACGATCCCCCTACGTGCACTTGCATCCACAATTGATCCGAACCGCTCACGACATTGTTTGGATGCACCACATCCTCCCACTCGACCTCGTAATTCTTAAATTCATCCGAAAACAAATAAACGAATTCCGGGGTTGTCTTCCCGTCGCAAACAATCTTTCCAAGAAGAACATGGCTTACGCCAAGATTCCCGCGCGCAATCGCCTTGTTTTCAAGTGATTTAAGGTTGTCGTGCGCCACCAGTGGATCGGCCAAATTTCCGGAATCCCAGACGGTCGCTCCATTGACTGAAGGTCGCTGAGCGAAATTGGCAGATCCCCCGACGTTCAAATTTCCGACTACCGATTCGTTATCGCCGGCAGCACGCCCACGCAACAGCACTCGCCACGTGTGAACACCGTCCGTGTCTACGAGCGCTGACTCACCGGCGCTCAACCCGGTCAGCGCCAGCGCATCACCGGAGTTATCGTCAACGGCTAGCGCGACGCGCTTCACCCCAACGTTCACGAGCAATACAACCGAATCAGGCAGGCAAGTTGATGCGCGCTTCAGCTTGATGAAGCCGCCGTCTGTCAGGAAACTCAAATTCACTCGCTTCCCGATGTGGTCGTCGGTCAGCACTTGAGATGCCGCAATGAGCGGTGCCGACGTGAGTGCAGCCTGCGCATTCAGCACATCTACGTTGGCATTTGCCTTGATATGTGCAACGCGGCTGCTATCTCCATCAGCCCCCTTCGGGGCCGTGCCAAGCAAAATTTTCTGGAGCCAACCCATAACCTTCCCTCACGGTGCAAACGTCTCTTCAAACTGCGCCGTCATCGTGTACACGTCGCCATCCTTCGCCGGCTCGGTGTACTTCTCACATACAAACAGCCCCTGCGGCCGGAGCGGCGGCGTCCAATAGAACGAAGTCGCCCCGGCATGCGCGTCGAGGAACGCGGAGATCGCGGCAATCTTGTCCGCCCTCCCCACGAACCGCAGGTTGTATGTCGATTGCCGATTGTTCAGTCCGTCGGCCGCACGCTGCGTGTACCCATCGCCAAACGGGGCTTTACGTACACGTAGCGTCGTGTCGCCACCGAAGCCCTGAACGGTCGGCGACCAGATAAATGTGTCGGTCATCACCCGATCCTGTTTCTGAGTTTCCAGAGCGATCCGCCTTGACGACTCTCGGCCGCGATCAACCCCTGCACCATCTGCGTGAGCCGCTTCACGAATTCAGCACTCGCCATGGCCTGCGATGCGTCGCCCGAACCGCCCTCGATCGTCACCGGAATATTCAGCGACATACTGCCGCCCTGCTGATTGAAGGTAGATGCAGAGGCAGAGCCTACTGCGCCGCCAGTAGCGAAATGCGCCGCTGAATGCACTGCGCGCCCGCTATTGATCGCATCGAGCGCCGGGACGCCAATCTGCTGCACGGCGGATTCCTTGATGACGTATTCGCCGTTCGACAGCATCGCCGGGATCGAGTCGGATGTTCCCGTGCCCGGGCCACGAATTGCGCCGCCGTCTGCGTGAAAGCCGAACACATTTCCGCCAGCAATTCCAGAAGTTGAACCTGCGACGCTTCCCGCGATCGTGTCACCACCAATCCCGGTCAGCGCACTCGTCCCGCCCGCTGCACCACCAAAGAATGACGAAACCGCACCGATCGCGAAGTTGAACAGCCCCGACACAGCTGCACGCGCCTGCATACGCGCGATGTCCGCAATGATCGATGTAGCCAGAGACTTGAAATCTAGCTTCCCGGTCTCGCAGAATTTAGCGAACGCGTCAGACATTCCGTTCGTCGCGTTGTTGACGATGCTCGCCGTTTGCTGGAACACGTTTTGTTGCTGATCAACGTAGTCTGCCCATCCCTGTTTCAGCCCGAGCACCCAATCGCCCTGCTTCTCTTTCAACGCCGCGTAGTAAGCGTCATAGTCAGCAAGCGACTGTTGCAGCCCAGCCTGAATTTTCGCCAGCGCCGCCTGGTGCTCAGTTCCGCCGATCAACTCGGGGGCCGTCTCTTTGTTCAGCCTCTCGGTTTCGCGCTGGTATTGCTTGTAAATCGCCTTCTGCGCCTCGACGCGTTGCTGCTGTTCCTTGCCCATGCCGAGCGCACCAAGCTGGCGGTCGTACTGCTCGCGGTTGCTTTGCTGGTAGCTGGCGATATCCGCATCAAGCTGCGCCGACCGCTCTTTCACTTTGTTGAGCTTTTCCTGCGACTGCACCTCGCGCTCTTTGGCAACGGCAGCGTCGAGACTCGCCATGACCGCAGCTTTGTTGAGCAAAAGCGCCTTTTCATCGGCTGTCCGCTTGCCCTCCGACTTCGCTTGGATGCCTGCAATCTGCTGCTCGAATTCAGCACGCTTCTTCGCCCACTCCCCAAGCTTCTCCTGCGTTTTGAGTTGCAGCTCGAGCGCCGCAGTTGCCTTTTCAGCGTCGATGATCATCCGCTGCGAGGCGTCATTCGTTACGGCTTTCTCGTGCTTTGGTTTCGGTGTCTTCGGGTCCTTAAAATCGTGCTCGGCGGCTGCGATCGTCGCATCGCGAAGCTCCTGTGCGGCCTTCAGATTCGATGCGTAATCGGGCGAGGTCTTATCGAGTGCTGCGCTACGGGTCTTGAACGTAGCATTCGCGTCATCGATTTTCTTCTTGCGCTTCGCAGCGTTATCGGCAACCCGGAACGATTCGTTCGTCGCGGCAATGTGGTCGAGTGCCGCCTGGTCGCGCTCAGCTTTCTGTTGCGCTGCTCTCTGCGCCTTCCCCGCCTCTTCCTGATGCTTGGCCAGGTCCGCTTTCATCGCAGCCAAGCGCTCTTCCTGAGCTTTCTGGCCGGGCCACTTGTACCCGCTCTTGCTTTGCCCCGCCCACTCGGTGTTGATCTTCTTCTGCAGATCATCGATGTCTTTCTGGAGCTTCTTGCCAACCTCTTCGACGGTATCCGTCTTGCCCCAATCGACCATCGCACGCCAAAAACCGTTGGCCTGCTCTTTGACCCACTTCCACGCCTGCCCCAGATAGCCGAGCTGCGTCGTCTGCGACGTGATGCTCGCGTCCATCGCATCCATCGCGACTTTCAGCGCGCCCGCCTTGTCGCCGTGATCCTGCATCGCCTTGATCTGATCGTATTGCGCGATCGTCAAGAAATGCATCGTCTCGTTGAGCTTTGCCGCACCCTTGGTCGGGTCTTCGAACATCGGCTGCATCAGCGATGTGACTTTGTCGGCGGACTCACCCGAGACGCGAGCAAAGTCCATGACTGCACGGCCCGCCGACTCCATAGCCGCACCGCCAACCTGGCCGGTTTTTACGAGCGCCGTGAGCACGTCAATTGCTGCGCCTTCGCCGCCTTTCAGCGAGGACAGCGACTGCGCCGTCACGTTGATCTGGCCTGCCGTAACGCCCGCATAGCCGCCAGACAGCGCGAGCGCTGAGTTGAGCTTTTTTGTTTCGTCGTGCGCTACATACATCGCAGCGCCGACCGCAACCAGACCGCCGATTACCGCGGCGACGCCGATCGTGACAGGATTGAATAGCCCGACCAAATACGAGCCCATGCCTTTGGCGGCTTCCTTAATCCCGCCAAACATATCCTTGATCTGCCCGCCCTGTTGCAGCATCACCGTCAAGGGGTTCGCGCCACCCTGCAACTGCACAACGATATCGGTGAATTGCGCCGGCATCATCCGCATAGCAGCTGCACGTTGCGCATCGCTAATCCCGCCGTTGGGATTCGCCCCGCCACCAGCGCCGCCAAGCGCTTGCTGACGCGCGCGTGCCGCTGCATCAGCTACCGCCTGTTGATCTGCGATCTGCCTGGACGCCGCTGCCTGAGACGCAGCCTGTTGCGCAGCCGATGACGATGCGGCCGCCGCAGCGATCGCCGCCTGAGCGCGTTGCGCGGCGGATGCAGCCGCTTGTTGAGCGGAAGCCTGCTGAGCCGCGGTGCCCGTTGCCAGCGCTCGCTGCAGATCCGCGTTTGCCTTGGCCGCTGCTGACTTCGCAAACTCGGCAGCACGTGCGTCTGCAACCTCTTTTGCTTTCGCCGCGTCAAGAGCGGCCGCATCGTTCGCCGCATTCAATCGCATCTGAGCCGACGCAGCTTGAGCATCAGCGGCCTGTTGAGCGGCCGCTGCAGCAGCCGATGCCCGCAGCAGCTGATCACGTTGCGCGCCCGTCGCGACCTGAGCCTGCGCCGCCAGATCAGCAGCAGCAGTCTGCTGCGCCAGCGAGTTTGCTTGCGCCGCCGTCAGTTCCCGTTGCGCCGACATTTGAGCAGCAGCCGACGCCTGAGCAGCTGCAGCCTGCGCCTGCATTGCTTCGCGCGCAGCCTTGGCCTGAGCAATCAGCGGTGCCGCGCTATCTGCAACACCAAGCTGGGCAGCGCGCAGCTGCAGCATCTGCTCGCTCGTCATCCCGGCTGTTGCGGCCTGCTGGACGAGCGATTCCATGAACGACTTAACCGAGCGCTGCGCTCGCACCGTTTCGGCAGCCCCGTTTCGCGTCGCTTCTTCAAGCCCCTTCTGCGACGCGATCGCTTTTTGCCCCGCAAGATCGACCGCAACCGAGAATTTTTCCCAGCTATTCTGCGCCCGCTCGAGGGCAGTCGAAACGCCATCAGCGTTGACTGTGATGTTGTATTGCGTTCCGTTCGCCATCCTCTATTCCTCGTGCTGCCGCACTACGTAATCACGCCGGCCTTGCGCAATTCTTCCTCGATTACGTTATCGATTCGCGTATTCACCAGTCCGTGCGTCGCCTCAATTGCAGGGCGAAAAAACGGGCGCGCTGCCATCTGGCTGGTACCGTATTCGTAGAAGCGCAAGTAATACGCGTCCTTCGCAAACGTCACCATGTAAGTCGCCATCTTCCCGCCAACAGACTTTTCCTCGTTGAAAGCTACGATGATGTTGTCGGCGCCGAAACCAATCGGGAATTTCTGCGGCCCTTGATGGTGAGGCAGGGGGCCGCGAGGGGCGTGAAACTTCGCCTCTTCTTTCACGACTGTCGCACCGGCAGCCGCCGCTTTACGCAAAGTTGATTCGCCAAACGCCCTACCCATGCCGTTTAGCAATTGGCGAAAGCCATCTTTATTCTGATATTCGATCTTGAGGGACACGTTTCAACCTCGAACCAAATAGCGCACCGATTTCCAACACGTATTCGTCGGTGTCTTCGATCACTCGCGGCTCTTCTCTCGGCTGTTCCATCCATCCGAAAATATCCGCTGGACCGAATGCATCCGGACGCGTCTCTGTGTCACGGTTGACGTTGTAAATCGCCGCCGCCACGTTGCCCATCCGCAAATCGTCCATCTGCGGGCCGAACCGCTCGATCTGCGAATAGGCCATCCACTCTGTGAATTCAGCGCTGCTCACCTCTTGCTGGCAGCGCCGCACGCTCATTCCGAGCTCGCGGGCGAGCCGGAACCAGAAGAGGCGTTCGTGGCGGCTTCGGAGTTTTTTTCTTCGGCCTCCACTGCACCAGCACCGATCTTGTTGATTCGCATCGCAACGTCAACCAGTCGGCCCAACACTTCCGGGTTTTTGCGCGCGATCGCCACGAGATCGGATTCGCTGAAGATCGGCGCGCCACTCTCGTCAACGAGCGTGCCGGCCAGCATGAGCGCGTGGAATTCAGACACCTTGCGCGGCTCGGAAAGTGCATCCATCAACTTTTCGCGTGCCGATCCGCCCATGACGCCCACGCGAACCTTACCGCCCCACTCAGGAACAGGGACCACTTCCGAGTCGAGGTCGCGCGCGGCAAGGATCATTTCACGGGTAAGCATTTTGTAGTCCTCTTAAATCTATTGGCGGCACGCAATTCGAATCGCGCCTCAGATTGTCTATATTTGGCGATCAGGTGTTACGGGCCGACCGTTTCGATCACGTCACCGCTGATCGTCAGCTTGATGGTCGCTGTCGCTGCCGCATCCACGCCCAGCGACTGGCCGAAGCTGGCGACGAAGGCCTTGAACGTGTGAATCGTTTTGTTGCCGTCGTTGAACTCGATTTTGAAAGTGCGAGTCTCCTGCGTACCCTGCATCTTTTTGACGGCGACCTGGCCCGGGTCCTTGAAGTTTCGGTTGACCTCGAGTTGGCAATCGCCATTGTCCTGCAGACCCTGCATCTTCTCTTTCGCGGTCGAATCGAGGTCGGAGATATCGATCACGTTGGCGGCCCCATCAAATCCGCCAATCGATTTCACGCCTTTAATCTGAGTCCATACCGGCGCATCGCCAGTCGGAACCGCCTGCGAATCAACAGAAATCCTGGACTTCTGCGCGTTAAACGCAATGCTTGCCATATGGCTTACTCCCTATACCAAATTGAAAAATCGAGACGACGGCCGTACATCTTCGTCCCGGCCTCGTACTCGGAGACAGGCGCGCCAATCGGAATTCCACCGGCAGCCATCATCGCCCTGCGCACCGCCTGCATTACCGTCACCGATTCGCCCTTGATCGGACTCCACACGGCAATCTGCATGCGGCAGTTTTGTAGGTCGTCCGACTCGTTTTCGAGCGTAGAAATCGCTTTCCCGCCGACCGCCTGATAGACGACATACGGCGCGATCGCCCCGGCAGGAGCCACGTCCGGATATACCTTGATCGGCGAGAGTTCGGCCAGTGCCGCTGTCGTGAATGTTTCTGCACTAGCCACGATCAACCCCCAGACACACCAAATCGGTGTGCTTCCGCTTGGCGTGATCGACCAGCACCGCATCGACCTTGAATTGCGCGACGTCTACCGGCTGGCCGTTGACGTGTGCAACCAACGTCACGCGCATGCCTTCGTGTAGGTCGGTGCGGTAGCGAACTCGGATCGACACCTTCGTTTCGCCAACCTCCGCACTTCCGCTGATCGTTGCCAATCCGGACTTTTGCGCGATCGACGCCCAGACTGTGCCGAGCGATTTCCACGCGGGCACAGCCTGGCCGTACTCGTCCTGCGCATCAGGATCGAGGCGATCGATACGGACACGTCTGTTGAGTTTTCCGGTTCGCATAGCTAGATCGAATAAATCCGCACACCGTCGAGCAGCCCGTCGACAAAGCGTCCCGGAATTTCATATGTCTGGACGCTATCGACAGCAGACCGGTTATCGTAGATCGCGCCAACCTGCAGCAACATCCACTCGACCACGCTCTCCGGCACCGAATCTGCGGTGAAAGCCCCGCACTTGAACCGTACGACCACCTCGCGGGCTGCCGGCGCTTGCGCGACGAGTTTCAGAAAGCTCGAGCCGGCGACGAAATACGACATCGGTTCGAGCAGCTGCTCGACGCCGCCGTCGTCGACGTATTTAACCGATTCAACCCCGGTGACGTCGCACCACAAATACATGCGGCGATCGAATTTCTCGAATCGCTTTTCGCATGTCTGCGGCAACAGCGGCCGCCCAAGCTCGTGCTCGGCACGTCGACGCGCGGAACGGATCGCACGCTGGATCAGCGAATCCTCCGGCCCCATATCGGCCCTCAGATGTTCGCAAGCATCCGCCAGCGAGATCGCCTCGGCATCCGGCGGGACAACCACATTCGCGGCCATTCCTACCCCCGATCAGCGACGGAGTGCGCGCGCAAAGACCACGGACGCGGGTTGGTCGCACACCTGGCCGGCCCGCGTCGCGATCTGCGCCTCGACTTCGGGCAGATCGACGACGTCATTCGGCATGCCATAGACACACTTCACCAGGACGCGCACCGGAACTACCGCCTCGACATCGACGTCTTGCTGCGAATCGTTCGGCAATGCGTCCGCGGGCGCGAGATCGAGCACGGGAGACTCGATGGTCACCTGCGCATCCACCACCGGCGGCGATGCCACTACAGCCGGCACCCCTGCATCCCGTGCTGGCGACGTTGCCTGCGCCGGTTTCTTGCTTGCCGCGCGGGGCGGCACATCTCCAAGCAATCCATTCGGATCCATAACTCGACACTCCGTTTATTTAGAAATGAGGGGCAGCATGCCGCCCCGCCGACCGGCAATTACGCTGCAGCGCCGTTCTGGTATGCCTTCACTGCCCCGCCGACGTCGATCAGGTTGCCGCCCTGGCGGTTGAACGCGACGAAGCCGATTTGACCGTTCAGGATGAAATTCGAATCGGCCATGCGGAACAGCGTCAGGTCCATCACGCGGCGAATCAGATATTTCGACAGGTCGCCGAACAGGATCGATTTCGCGCCGGCCGCCATCGTCGGCATTTCCTGCGAGATCGTCACCGGACGATTGAGCACACGGTCGGGTGCGCCGCCCGGGTTGCCTTGCTCGTAGCCGGGCACGAAGATCGGGCGCCCCTGTGCGTCCTTGATCTTCCGCACCACTTTCAGGGAATCGTCGTGCATCATCCAGCCGACGGCCTGCCCGGCGCGATAGGCCGGATCGACGCTATGCTCGAGATCGACGAAATCGTCGTAGCCGACCGTTGCGTTCGTACCAGCGGCGCCGACCTTGCCGACCTTGGACGCGGTTACGGCACCGGTCGGCTGGTTCACACCCGTGCCGACCGTGTAGTGGCGCGACGTGATCCGGCCGATACGCAATGCCAGCAGGCCGTTGATGTAACCCTCGATGTCGAACATGCTGTCTTGGAGCAGCTCGAACGGCACCGCGATCTTCTTCGACGAGTACTTGAACACGTCCATCGAGAGGTTCTGGAACTGCGTATCGCCAGCCGAGACCGGTGCGTTCTGGCCGACGATTTCGCCCTCTTCGGTGGTCGCATCGGCTGCCGGGAAGTTCATCGACGCCCCGGTGCTGCTGGTAAATTGCGACGCGACGGTCAGAATCCCCCCGAACTGCTTGAGCGCTTGCGTCAGCTGCGAGTAATACTCGGTCGCCACGGTATAACCGCCCTCCGCAGGCGTCGTCGTCGACATCGCATTTTGCGGCGCCACGCGCATCGCATTTTGAATGTCCGGGTTCAGACGAGTGCGCATGCGCTGGATGTCTTCCGGCGCCATTGCCGAGATGCCGCCCGTCAGGTACGCGCGCATGGCACGCGATTCTTCGCTTTGGCCACCATTCTTCACATGTTGGCCGGCGTAGTCGGTCGTGTCGCCATTGAGCGCGTTCGCTGCAACCTGGGCGATCAGCGCTTCATGCCGTTTCACCTCGGCTGTGATGCGTTCGATCTCGGCCATGCCTTCGTCGTACGCTTTTTGCTGATCAGCACCCCACTTGTCGCCCTGGTGGTTGTCCATCAGCGCGCTGAGATTTTTCGCGGTCGCGTCGCGACGCTCCCGCAGTTCCTTGAGATTGACGGCCATATCGTTTCCTGTAGGAAATAAAAAAGCCGCCCTGTAAAGGCGGCCTGGATTGAGACGCGGGAAGTGTCAGAGGTACGAACTCAGTTCGAGACGCCTGCGCAGCGCGGAGACATCCACTACTTCACGCTGCTGCGGAGCCGGCGGTTCCGGTTTCGGATTCGGCGCCGGATTCGGCGGTTGAGGCTTCGGCGCGGGCTCGGTTCGAGCCTTCGGGTGATTCGCGTATGCCGATAGATTCCAGCGGCTCGAATTCTCCGGCCCATCCGCGCCGGCAAGCTCATCAGCGAAACCGAACTCGACGGCCTCATCAGCAGAGAACCAAGTTTCTGCCTCCATCCACGCAATAATGTCCTCATCGGATTGCCCCGTTTTCTTCGCATACGATGCGACGAGCGACGCGTCGACCTTGTCGAGCAATTCAGCCGTCGCGCGCAGATCGTCACCAGTTCCCCACGCCAGGCACGAGCCACGATGGATCATGAACATCGACCCTTCGGCCATAATCACTTTCTCGCACGCGATCGCGAGAAAAGTTGCAGCGCTCGCCGCGTAGCCGTCGACATGCGCGATGATGTCCGATGCATGCTCGCGGATCGCCTGCGCCATCGCGCGCGCCTCGAAAACGTCGCCGCCCGGCGAGTTGATGCGCAAGTGGATGGTCGGCGCACTGATCGCAGCAAGCTGCTGGACAAACGACGCAGCAGAGATTCCTCCCCACCAGTCATCCGCAGCGATCACGTCGTACAGATAGACTGTCGCGTCACCATTCGCATCGTTGCGGACCTCAAACTTACGAGGCGCCGCACGGTTGTCATTCAGCAGCTTGAGTAGCTGGTTCTGCATTCTTTGCCCCGTTGAAAAGAGTGTCGCCGTCCGCGACCGGAGGGAGGTTTTCCGCCCTCCGCACTTCGTTTTTCGACATCCAACCCGGTTCGCCGGCCCGGCCGAGCGCCGATCGATACGCGTCGTATCGCGATTTCGTATCGCCCCGCAACAACGGCGTCGCGTCGTAGGCAACCTTCGATTTCCCGCGAACCGCCGTTTTCCGATTGAATTCCTGCTCGATCTTCGTCATGTGACGGCCGAGCGTGTACCGAACGAATCCGGTGCCGAGTTGCTCCAGCCCGTTACCGAAACTGGTTTGCTTTTCCAGCTGGCCGACCATGTACGGCGGCACACCGAAGATGCGGGCAACCTCTTCGACCGACAGTTTTTCGCGCTCCAGCAATTGCGCGTCCGCCGCGGTCATACTGATCTGCGACACCTTCAATCCACCACCGATTACAACCGGCGCATTGGAATTGTCGAGGCCGCTGTATCGCTCGCGCCATTGCTCGCGAATCAAATCGACCTGATCGCGGTCGACCTTCGCATCCGTCGACAACACGATGTCAGGCCGCAGGCCGTCCGTCAGGATGTTCTCGGCAACTTCGTTCGACGCGAGCGCCGTGCTGACCGGCTGTCGCAATACGTGCTGGATCTGCGACATGCCGCGCAGGCCGTCGAACCCCGGGCCGGGCACGTGAATCATGTCGTCCTGGTCCACCGTCTCCGTCGTGCCGTCGACGTTGACGATTTGATAAATCAGGCGATCGTCGTGAAGCATCGGCGAGACGTTGAGCGGGTGAAGAGGCTCAATCGACTCAATCTGAGCAGAGAAAATCGACGGTCGATGCAGACGCATGTACAGATTTCCGCGAAGCAGCAACGCCTGTGCTGAAAATTCCCACGCGAGCGCCGCCGACCACCGCGGATGCATCTCTTCGTTCAACATGTGCCACATGTCGCCACGCACCGGCGTCGACAGATCACCGTTGACGGTATAGGTCTGCAACACAAGCTGGCCGAGCGCCCCGCCGATCAAGCTCACGCACGCGTACACGGCACCGATTGCCATCGCACTGCGCTCGCTCACCGACCGGCCTCGCGGCAATCCGCCCGCTAGCCACCCGTACCCCTCCGTTCCAGCGACCATTTCCGAGATCGGGATCGACTTCCCCGTCGACGCCTGCACCTCGCGTTCAGCCTGACGCTTCGCACGCCATTCATTTAGGATCGACGACCCTGCGTTATTCGGGATGCTCATATCACAATAATTTCCGGCGTCGGGTCCGGCTGGTGAACAAGCGCGCGCGTCATTGCCATACAGGTCGCAACGATCGGATCGATGCGGCCCTCAGACGTTTTCTTGTTCGGCCGAATGTTTTCGTTCGTGTCGAGAAGCAGCGACACATTGCTTGCGCACCACCGATAGACCGGGTTCGCGTTATGACGAAAGCGGTTGCTGTATACAAGTCGCTCGAGCAGCTTTGATCCGGGCGTCAACCCGCTGAAGTTCTGCGGCACCTGAACCATCGGCACGTCGTCTTCCATCAGCTCGTTTGCCAGATGCGTCGCGTTCCATACGTCAAACGCAACCTCCTGCACGTCGAATACACTGCATGCAGCCTTGATCGTCTTGCGCACGGCGGCATAGTCGAGCACGTTGCCTTCCGTTACCGTCAACCAGCCCGCGTCTTTCCACTTCGCGTATGGCGCCGCGTCGCTATGCGACTGTTCGTCGACCTTCGCCTGCGGGCAGAAGATCCACACGAGCACAAACCATTCGCCGCTATCGAGATCGTCGGGCGGAAACACGAGCGCGAACGATGTCAGGTCGCGCGTGCTCGAGAGGTCGAGGCCGCCGAAGCACGTCCGACCACGCAGCTCGCGCGGATCGAACGGCACACCACCGAGATCCCAGATACGAATATCGAACCAGCTCATCGCACCGTTAACCCAGATATTCAGGTCTTTGGTGAGATAGTTCGCCTTCGCGCTCGGTAGCGTCGCAGCCTTGGTCGCCTGAGCCACCATATATTCGTGCGTCTTGGCGCTCCCCAGGCTTGGGTTTGCCTTGCGCCAGACAGCCGGATCGAACGGATCGTCGCCGTCGTCGAGCGTGAAAATCACGCCGAAAAACGTATCGTCGACGATGTCTCCGCGCAAAATCTGCACGAGATAGCTGCGGATCTCCGTACAGATACCGTCGAGGATGTAACCGGCCGTCGTAATCGCGCCGATCAACGGCTGCTCCCGGGCACCGAGCGCAGACTCCATCACATCCCACACTTCACGCGTGCGATGCGCGTGCAGCTCGTCAACCACGATCGCGCTCGGATTCAGCCCGTCAAGCGATTCGGCGTTCGCCGGCAGCGGCTTGAATACACCTCCGCCGGCCGCGATGCGCTCCTGGTTTGTGCCGTCGTAAATCTTGACCGACCGCGAAAACCGCGGCGAGCGCTTCGCCCGCCGCTTGTAATTTTCGAGCGCTGGCTTGAACACGCTCATTGCCTGCTCGCGCGTCGTCGCGATCGTGTAAACCTCGGCCCCGATCTCCCGATCCATCAGGAACAAGTAGTCGGCTTCGCCCGCCTTCCACGTCGACTTGCCGTTCTTCCGCGCAACCTCTTCGTAGCTCGTGCGAAAGCGGCGCAACCCTGAACTACGGCGACGCCACCCCATTCGAACGGCAGTCGAGAACAACTGCCATGCGTCGAGCTTGAGCGGAGTCCGCGCCAATTTCCCCTTGATGTGTTGAAACTGCGTCTCGATCCAGTCGATGCAGTGCCATGCATGCGACGGACTGAAAACATAGCCGCGCGATGGCGCGTCGATCAAATCCTCGTAATGCCGAAGCACCGCGAGAAATTCGAATTCGCCCGCGACGATCTCGCCGCGCAGCATCGGCAGGCCGTATTCAACGTCCCACCGTTCAAGCGCAGCCGGCGTCAGGCGTGCGAGACGCTCGGATGTGACTGCGCGTGCTCCAGAATTTGATCGAACAAATCGTCCTGCGGATCGTCCGGCTCCATCTTGGATTTCGCGATCAGCATCGACGGTAACGTCAGGCAGGCTTCCGGCAGACATTTCAGCAATCCGTCCTTCAGCGCCTTCGCCGCGTAGTACAACTGGTGCGGCTGAACATGGCCGTTCGGCGTCGTCACCATGAACGAGCCATTGTTGAGTTTTTCGAAATCGCGCAGCTGCAGCTCGGCTTTCACCCAGCGCACGAAGTCAATGCACACGATCGCGAGCACGACGCCCGCAGTCTTGTGCGGCACGCCTTCGTCGCGCAGTGCCATGCACAAGTAGTCCCACACCTTGCGATGCGACGACTCGAAGTGCACGCCGGGCGGCGGTGACGGCGACTCGATTCGCTTTCCGACACGATTCGAGGCGGTAGAAGGTTCGACGCCCGCGCCGGGCGTCACATTCGAATCAATCGGCCCCATGAGGCGCTCCCGTTGTAATCGAGACTCGAAACGAGTCACGACTCGTTTTAGCCTCTCTATGGGTGAGATTCTTTAACCCCCCCCTCTCTGAAAAGTGCTCGCCGAAAATCTGGCCCTGAACGGGCGGTCCCGGCTGGTTTCGGCCCAAGAAAAACACCCCCCGCCCGCACCATGGCGGTGCACCGGGAAGGCGGGCAGAAAAATCGTGAAATCGCCGAAGATGCGCGAAGATGTCTCGCGAGCGCCGGGCCTAGCCCTTGGGACCGCCGTGCGACTCGCGGCCGGTCTTCAACTGATGGCACGCGCGACAGATCGCCTCGAGATTCGACTCGTCGTCGGTCCCGCCGCTCGCCTTGTTCACCTTGTGGTCGACCATGCTCGCTGCACGCAACCGACCGGCACGCTTGCACGGCTGGCACATCCCGTTGTCACGCTTGAGAATCGTCTTTCGCAGCTTGTCCCACCGCGCGCCGTATCCACGTTGATGACGATTGCCGCGCTCACGATCGGACTGCCATCCGATCGACTCGCGCGCATGCTCTTCGCAGTAACCCGGCTCGTCGAGCAGTCGACCACATCCGAAGTGCCGGCATGATGTTGGCGCTTTCTTCGGCATTCATAACTCGCGAGATTGTGCTGCGAATTTCGCCGACAAGGCCGCATCGGCGATTTGACGCGCAGCGCGCTCGTTGTCGATTCGCGCCGACAGCGCGTCGAGTTGCGCCACGGTCGGTGCCCGTTCGTTGCTTCGAAGTTCGAGCGCGGGCTGTACCAGCCACAACACCAGGCGCGCGTAGAGTCGTTTCATGGTCCCCCCTCGGACATCGCGCATCGGCGAGCCCAATGCAAAAAGCCCCGACGCTTTCGCAGTCGAGGCTTCGTGATTCTTCCGGGCGAGCGACGGTCCGGCAAAGGCCGCACGCACTCGGTAAAACTCACCGGATCAAATTGTGGAACGAAGTGTAGAACAGCTATTTCGATTCCGCAACACCTTCCGTCAACTTGTCGATCACCGCCTGCATCGACACATACCGAGGCGCCGGCACTTTCAGCTTCTCATCAACGGCGCGCTTGGCATGCGTGAGCGCGAAATCGAAGATCGACGTCGGCCGCACCTTAAGGCCAAGACGCCGGCAGATCACGAAAGGCGGCTTGCTCCACACGTAATGCATCTGCAGTAGCTTTCGGTCGAGCGGCATCACCTTGCGCACCGCGACCTCTACCCTGTTCGCATCCTCAAGATCGATGGTCGAGTCGATCGCACGACCGCCCACTGACGGAAAGTAGATATTCGCGACAAGCGAATCGCCGCCACTGTCGCCACCGCCACCGTTCCGCTGCGCGCGGGCCCAATTTTCCAATCGCTTCTCAATCGACATGTATCCCCCGCATCAATTTTCGTAAAGGCCGACGTGCAGCCGGCAGTAGCCGCGGCGCGCCGAGCCCGCTCCGAGAATGGATGTCGCCGCGTTGCTACACCGCTCACCGTTTTCGCCAACGTGCGCACAGCGTCGATCGTCCTGCGCCCGCTGTTTCGTCGGATCGTGTTGACGCGCCAACGCATGATTTCGCTTCGTGCGCAGCTGCTCCCAGTGCTTTTTCAGCCGAGCCGGATCGAGAATCACCGTGCGCCAAAAGCCGTCCTGCAATGCCCACGTCCACAGCTTTACGATCTGAGACTCTTCGAATCCGTCAGTCAGCATTTCGTCGACAACGGCAGCCCATTCAACGAGGTTCGGCGCGGCCGCACCCGGATCGCTGTCGTGAAGCCGACGCGCCATCCATGCCGCAAGCTTTGCCACTGCCTCTTGACGATCTTCCTCTCTGCCCGTACCCTCGCCCCCCAGGTATACCGACGTCGTTTGAGAGAGAGATAACGCTTCGTAATTTCTATTCATTGGGTTGTTAGTTGGAACGTGGTTCCTGTAACTCCCCGATTCCCCCGCCGAATTGCCTAATCCGTGAGCATCTAGTGAACCACGTTCCAGCAACTCACCCGAGTTACCGGAACGTGGTCCCGAATTGCCTACTTTTTGAGCATCTTCGGAACGTAGTTCATCAAACTGCCCGGAGTTACCAGAACGTCGTTCCGATTCGTCCGCCTGTACGCCCGCAATGTCGAGGCTAAGATCATCGCGTGCACGCCGGGCAACATCCCCCGGCACCGTAAGACGGTAGTGGCCGTGCGCCCACTTCCGCCCACTTTTCCGCGACTTCCACCGCCTAATCCAGCCCTCGGCCTCTGCCACATCGAGGTGCTTCGTGACGGCCCGCGTCGAAAGCGTCGCGCGATCTGCAATCTGATCGATCGACGGCCAGCACGTGTCGTCAATCGAACTGGCGTACTCTGCAATGACGAACAATACGAGCTTTGTCGTGCTCGGCAGGTCGCTCGCAGTCATCGCGCGTCGCCAAGTAAACGATGTTGGCACTCCCGCCATCAATATTCCCCTGTAGGTTCTGCAAAATTCTCGAATCTTGCTAATTCATTTCGGAATGCCAATCTCACCGTAGCAAGTGGCCCATTCCGTTGCTTCGCGATAATTAGCTCTGCGGTTCCCCGGTCCGCGCTGTCCGGGTTGTACACCTCGTCTCGGTAAATGAACTGAATAACGTCAGCGTCCTGCTCGATCGCACCCGACTCGCGAAGATCGGACATCATCGGTCGCTTGTTCGGTCGCTGCTCGAGCCCGCGATTTAGCTGCGACAGCGCAATTACAGGCGCGTCGAATTCCTTAGCCGTCTTTTTCAACTCACGCGATATCTGCGATACCTCGGTGGTCCGGTTTTCGCCCGATGCGCCGTCCCCGGACATCAACTGCAGATAATCGACGATGATCAAGCCGAGCTTGCTGCCAATTTGCCTCTGCAGGCGACGGAGCTTTGCCTTGAACTGCAATGGGGTGATCGATGAGCTATCGAGCACATAAACTGGCGCGTCAACCAAGACCTGCGTTCCGTGCGTCAATCTCGACCAGTCGTCGTCGCGGAGACTCGCCGTTCGCAGCTTGTGCTGATTAATGCGAGACGTGCCGGCTAGCATCCGTGTCGCCAGCTGTTCGTCCGGCATTTCCAACGACAGCACCGCAACAGGCATTCGCAATTCGACTGCTACGTGCTCGGCGATGTTCATCGCGTACGAGGTTTTCCCCATTGAGGGGCGACCGGCAACGATGATTAGCTCACCACCGTGCATCCCGTCGGTATGGCGATCGAGGTCGACAAATCCTGTTGCGGTTCCGCCGATTTGCGCAGCGCCGCCTGCGTGATAACGCTCGTCGATTTGCTGAATCACGGACGTCAGCGCAGCCGAGATCGGGCGAAATTCGTCATCGGCCGAACTACTCGTATCCGCGATCTTTAGCAGCTCGCCCTGCACAAGATCCAACAGTTCAACGGGCGATTTGCCACCGGGCTTCAAAACGGCATCGCGCAGGCGTTCAGACACGCGCAGCATCCGCCTCGAAATCGAGCGGTTGCGAACAATCTCCGCGTAATGCCGGACACCAGCTGCGCTAGGCGTTGCGTGCACCAGGTCATTCAAGAATGCGAGCGGCTGATCGACCCTTGCATCAATGGAATGCAGCCGCTCAAACACCGTCACAACGTCCGCGATCGCGCCACGCTGAATGAGCTCGCGAATTGCTTTGAACACAAGCGCATGCTCGGCGATAGTGAAATCCACCTCGGAGACGATGCCCGCTATTTCCTCAAGCGCTCCGTTATCGAGCAACAGCGCGCCGAGGATGCTTTGTTCGGCTTCGGGCGCCGACGTACGGGCGTGCGCATCCAATGGGTCGTGTGCGCCCATTTGGAAAACCTCCGGGAATTTACTGATTACGAACCGCGACGGCGACGCGAACTGTTCGCCGCATTCTTTGCAATGGCGATCGTTTGCTCGATCTGCTGTTGTGCAGCTCGGCCGGATCGCTCGATTGCCTCGGCTTCGCGTCGATCGATCACGCCATCGTCCGACGCACGCCGAACATCTTCAGCAAGGCTGCCCGCCTTCGCGCTCACCGTGAGCGCCGAGTCGAGCAGTGCACGCACGGTGTCGGTCCCCGTTGCAGTCGGCGTCTCCGCCGAAATGAGGCCGAATCGCGCATTAAACGCATGCACCGCGTCGAGCGCATGTGGCTGGTTTTTGTCGAGCATCCACTCGACCAGAAGCTCGAACATTTCCCCGGAAAGTCGAGTGTCGCAAGCTTCGCGCAACCTGAGACGGAGTGATTCGCCGGTAATTCGGATGCCGCGCCGATCCGTCAAATAGCGGGCGGCATCCTCTACCTTTCCCGGTGTCTTCAGGACCGACGCGTAGAGCACGTCGATCCAAGCCGTTTGGCTGTTTTGGTGAGTCACAATTTCCCCTTGAATTTCACCGAATTTCATCCTGTTAACGTGCCAGCGTTTTCGAGAGAATTGCCCCATCGCCAAACGGAGCACCATCATGAAAATGCAGAAATTCAGAATTCAGCACGCAACAGCGACCCCGAAGCCACAACTCAAACGACACATGCGCGACGCGATCCAGCGCGCCGTGAACGAGGCGAAGACCTCACGCTCGTTTGCGGCATTTATGCGACGGACCTGCGACGCGACTCCGACTGAATGCGTGCACGATTGCGTGACACGTTCCCGGCTACGCCACTCCGATCCGAGCGATCGCACGGCCCTAGGCCAACGAGCACGTCCGGCCGTGCAACAGAAATGAACTGCATCCTTGGCTTCGGGATACCGTTCCGCCGCCACTGAGACACGGCCGCGTCATCGATCTCGAAGAGATCAGCGACAGCCCCGGTCCCGCCCAATCGATCGATGATTTCGCTCGCGTACGCGATGCGCAGGTCGTTTTCCATGGACGGAATTTAAGCACACTTAATTTCAAAAGTGAAGTGCTCTTACTCGTCAAGGTTTAGCCTGCTGAAATGAACGACCTAGACACCTTCGTAGGACGACTCCGGTACGCCAAGACGCTTCGCGAGGCGGAACTGGGGGCGTCGATTGACGACAAGGAAATCGCCGCTAAGGCGGGAGTTTCTCCGTCAGCCGTCTCGCAGTGGACGAGCGGCAAAGTGAACGTTGAGAACTTGAAGGCCGCGCCGGTATTTCGCGTTGCGCGGTTTCTCCGCGTTCGCTCCGACTGGCTTTGGGAGAAGCGCGGGCCGATGAAGGATGCCCAAGACGACCTGCCGCTAGAAGCGCAGGCGTTTTATGCCGACCTCAAGAAGGCGATCGCGCTTGGCATGACGGAACTGGCCGTCACTGCCGTACACGCTCCGCTAAAGGCCGTGCTCGCTATGCATGAGCGAGCTCGCGGCGATCTGCTTGACTTGAATGCGCCGACTCCGCCAGACGACTCAGATTCCAATCGAAAACCGCCGCGCACCTGAACACCCCCACGCGGTCATGCCTGGCCGCGTAGCCCTTCACGGGCATCCCTAGCAACTCGACGTCCCAATCGTATTCGGGCGTCCCGTGCACTCCCATTACCCGCACCACAAGCCCGATGTGCGCCTTGTTGGCACATCGGCTAATCACGGCCAGATCCCCTGGATTGATACGGCCCTCTCCCATCTGTTCGTCCAAATTCATCGACGCGCACCCTCAGTCTTTTTCTACAAAACGCTTTCGATACTGTATGGATATACAGTATGCCCGTAGTCTAGATTTCGCGTCAACTTAAGCACGCTAAATTTTCGTTGTCGTTCGAAATTAAGTGTGCTTAAATTCGCCTCACCGCAGCGCTATCGCTGCGCATCTACGAGGCGAGGTTTCGATGCTTACCATCCTGTTCCGGCGCAGCGAATTCATGCGGCTTAAGTCGCGTTCACTGCAGGCGCGCGACTGGCACCCGCTCGTCGCGCTCGCGGCGCTCTACCTGATCGCCAGTGCGATCGCCCCGGCATTCGGAATCTGAGGCGCGCTATGGATAGCCGCGCACCCAAGCCCATGCCCCTCTGGAAAATCGTGTTGCTCTGGCTCGCCGTCGGCATCGGTTGCGTCGCGTGGACGTACATCGATGAAGCTCCCGACGCCTCGGACGCAGCGAGCTACGACGCGTGAGCAGGCCATGCAGAAAGCACACATGCCAACCCATCTGCTCCGCGTCGAGTGGCAATTGCTGCGTATGCGCGGCGATTTCGACAGCGCGATCCAACGCGAGAGCGTGCGCAAGTCGCTCGAATCATCGGCGCGAGCCCGCGAAATTCGCGAACAAAGACGCGCAGCAACTCGCGCAGACATCAAGCGCCTGCAGGCCGGCGATGCGGAGGATTGATCGATGCCTCGCTGCCACGTCCGATGCACGCACTGCGCTGCGCGTCGATGCCTGCGCCGACATCCCGACCGATACACGCGCCTGCCGGCATGCCGCACCTGCAACCGCAGGAACTACCGCGTCGACCGCTGGATGAATCGCCGGAACACGACGCGCATGCGCTGCGACTGCGCCGGCTACTGGTTTCCACACCGGCGCGGCTCCCTTTTTTGCTGGCACCGAGCCGACGGCTCGAACCGCTATCCCGGCGATACCGATTTCGCCGATCGCAATTACGACGGCCTCGCGGCCTGACTTCACCTGAGAGGTAATCGCATGTCCCTGTTCACGTCACTGCACGCGCTCGCTCAGACAACGAGCATCAATATTCTGATCACTGCGGAAGGCGCTGAAAACCTGCGCGTCAACGTGACGCCTATGCCGAACGGCAAAGGCGAAAAGCAGCGCTGGCCGCTGTCGCTCGTCGCGACGCCAGCTGAACTCGATGCGGAGTTTGCCGCTGCGGTCGAGGTGTACGAACCCGGCGCGACGTCGCTGCTCGACCAAGCGCGCGCGTGCGCCGCTGCGAATCAAGCCGATTCCGCGCCCGCGCTTCCCGCACCGAGCAGCAACCAATCGGCACTCCCGGCACCGAAACGCGGACGCGGGCGACCGCTGAAGTCCGCAACTGCCGGCGACGCCAACACCCCGCCCGCTGACGACGGCGCGAACGCTAACACGAACGCCGCCGACCCGCGCCAGTTGCGCATCGACGATGGCGCTCAACCGGGCGCCGAGAGCGAGACGCCCGCCGCAGAAGCACCTGCAGCCGCCGAACCCGCAAGCGCTACGCCGCCGGCCGCGGCCGACGCTGGCGTCGACATGTACTGATCGACGGGAGACAACATAATGAAAATCGAAACGCTCGCTCGCGAATTCTCGTACAACGGCGCCAAGCTCGCCGATCCGGCCCCGACGTTCACGCTCCACCAGGTCCGCGACTTCTATTCGCAGACCTATCCCGAGCTCACGAACGCGGAGATCGAGGGACCGGTCGTCAAAGGCAATCGCAACGTCTACACGTTCCGTCGCGCCGTCGGCACGAAGGGCAATCGCGCCCTGCCGCACGGCGGCTACACACTCAAACTGTCCACCAGCGCAGACGGACGAACCTACATCGCGGGCATCGAGATCGTGAACCATGTCAACTCCGACGACGCGCGCAAGAAGCTCGACGAGATACGTGCTGTCGACTGCATCGTTCCGCGCCCCGTCCAAGCGTACCTTGCCGAGCTCGACCGGTTCAGCACTGCGCACGTGTGCCCGCTGCTCGACGAAGAAGTCGCGTTCATCAATGCGCTGCATGCGCGCTACTGCCCGCAACCGAAATGACGCTGCGCGAACTTCGAAAGCACCTGCGCGAAAACACGTTCGCGGGCGAGGCGACTCCGCGTGCGCGCGCGAAGCACGTCAACAGCCGACTCGCCCGCCACGTAGAGCTTGTGACTCAGCACGCCGACCACACGTCTCCGCGCCTGCGCCTGCCCTCGCCCATCATGCCGCTACTGCCATGATCGCGGCCGCACTCACCATCCCGGTCATTGCCGCCGGCGTGCCGACGCGGTACGTCACCGGGACCAATCACGGCAGCGACAGCAATTTCGCGCACGAACTCGCGCTCGCGCTGATGCGTGGCAAGTTGCTTACGGACGACGATGCCGCGAATGCTGACAATCACCGCGAAGAAACTGAACTCGCGCGCCACGCGATTACCCGCGAGTGGCTGGACCGCACCGACGGGCTCACAATTTTCGAGTGGAATTTGCGCGTCAGCGAAGAGCGCTATTCGCCAACGCCTTACGCCTCTGGCAGCACTCAATGCGCATGGTTCTCAATTCACTCCAACCAAGGAGCAGGATCGGCGCCATGCCGGTATCTGAGCGCCGGCATTAACCATCTCGAAAGCGTGATGGCCGGCCTCGGCCAAACCGTGCTCGCCGTGCTGTACGAGGCATGCCACCACTACCTGCCGAGCGTGTGTACGCCGCGCGAGACGATCTACATCGCCGAGTACCAGTACTGGCAATGTCACGAGAACGAAATCGCCGCGCTCGAAGAGTTGATGATCACTTACGGCGTGAATCCCGAAACAACGACCGCGGATAAATTCTTCGCGGAGTATTCGGTTCCGCGCCGTTCCGAGTTTTTCCGCGGTGCGCCTGAGTGGATCGTAAAGCCCGAGCAAGTGCTGAGCACTGCCGACGTGGGATACGCGTCTCTAATTGACGATACCGCCGCGGCCGTCGCCGACGCCTGCGACGAAATTCACCGCCTCATCGTCAACGGGGGGCCATTTGCCCGAGTCGACTGCCGCGACGCCGGCCGCGGCCCCGTCGATTATTCGCTGTACCTCCTCTGGAATCAGCAGGACGGCACCGATCGCATCCTCGACGATTTCCTCGAAAACGAACTCCAGGCCGATCCGCTCGATGTCTCGTGCGCGGTCCAGTTGTCGCTCACTGGCAGCGAGATCGGCAACTGGTTCGCGCGGATGCGCAACACAGCGCAGCTTGCGCGCGCGGTCGAAACCCTGCTCGACCTGCTCGCGCTTCGCACCTCCGAAAATGTCACCGTACAGGTACGCGTATGACGACCGTCGACATCTACTGCGAAGGCAGCACACACCTCGAACTGGATTCGGCGCTGCTGCTGTACCGAAACAAATCAGATACGCACGTCTATGTGACGCGGCACGCCGCTCGCGTCGTCGACGGCGTGCCCACGCTACTCGCCGGCGAGCCGGTCACTGAGCGACAACTCGCGACCTTCGCTGCCGCAGCGGCGAAACACGTCGGTCAACAAGGCTTCGTGCACGAGCGCGTGATCTTCGCCGGTTCCGGCGTTGTCGCGTGGTGGATGCCGGCAGGCGTGCGGCACGTCTGGTTCAAATCCGACACGCCGCTCGGCACTCGCGCGGGCCCGGCACTTCAACCCGCATTGCTGTTCATCGCACAAGGCGACCGCCGACACGTATTCGCGCTCGCAGAGAATGCGCGGCCGCAACGCGGGACAGCCCTGTTTCAGGCGCCGTACTACAACGTCTATTCCTCCGGTTCCGTGTGCACTGGCAACGTCGAAATCGCGAAGCAGCCAAACGCGGCCGACGTCGAGCACTACGAAGAGGAATTCTTTCGCAGCCGCTTCACGCACCCGAATGCCGCAAAGCTGATTCAGGGCGGCAGCATTTCCACGCTCTGGCGCCAGTTGCTCGACGGCGCCGAATTTCCCACCGAAAGACTGGTCGCGGTCGACCTGACCGTCGAGTCCGCAATTCAACGCCTCACGCAACGGAGCTAACCACATGTCCACCAAAATCGAAGAAATCAAGGCAACGTTCGAAGCAGCAACGACCGACACGCTGCGCACGCTCGGCGACGCACTCAAGATTTTCAGTGAAGCAGTCGCGGCCGAAGTGCAAGCCGGCCGGTCGCGCCCGATCGCCGCCGACGGCACCGACGCGAACATCGGCCTGGACGAAGCGCTGTTCGACAGCGCCCCGGTCGCCACTGTTCCGCGCCACGCCGAATTTGCGCCGCTGCTCGACGTCGGCCACCGATTCCTGCTCGCAGCCGAAGGCCTGTTCGTCGAGATTCGCCGCCCGTGGCTGCACCTGATTCAACCGGTCGCGCCGATCGAAGGTGCCTGCCCGCATCCGCCGTATGGTTCGGTCGACGCGAAAATCGAATTCGCGTTCGGGCGCATTAGCGCCGCCGAACCGCACCTCCGCCGGTTCGCAACTGACGCCGCCGAGGCGGCGCCGAACGAGCATGCCGCATGGATTGTCTGGAACGAAACGAGCAAGGAACTGGTGTACCGCGAGGTCGAAGTGACCAGCTCCACGCCGACCGAGATCACCATCAATCGCCCGGTCCTCGCAGACGACGAAAGCCTCGCATTCGATCTGCACAGCCACGGCGCCGGCCCGGCAGGCTTCAGCTCGACCGACGATGCAGACGACGCGGGCGAAGTGAAGATCGCTGGCGTGATCGGCGGCGTTGGCACGGCCAATCCGAGCGTTGCGTTCCGCCTGTGCGCGCTCGGCAAGATGATCACGCTGCGCGTTCCGGTGCAGGCGTTTTTCCCGTCCACGGAGAAGGCCGCGTGAACCAACTCGACATGCTCGAACTTGCTGCCCGTGCCGCCGGATGGGAATCGAAGCGCCACACGGTACGCGACCTCACCGCGATCCACGTCAGACCGCACACAACGGCGGCATGGCGTGCGTTTGATTCGATCGGCTCGCGCGCCGATGCGTTCGAACTGTCGAGCGCAGCGCGCATCGACGTGACGCATTTCGCCGATTACGTGACCGCACATGCTGGCGCAGGCGCATTCCGCCACTTCATCCACGACGACATCGATGCGCGATACGACGTCGGTGCGCAGCAGGTGGAGCGCGAGCGCGCCACGCGCCGCGCGATCACCGAATGCGCCGCACTGATCGGGCGCGACGTCGGTGCGCCCTGGTGGAGGACGGTATGACCCAACACAAGACACCGGCACGCTTTCTCAGCGATCGACGCGTAACGGTCGCGTTGATCGGTTGTGGCGGCACCGGCTCGCAAATGCTGACCGGGCTGGCGCGCCTCAATCATGCACTCGTCGAGCTCGGCCACCCGGGCCTGCACGTGACCGCGTTTGACGCGGACACCATCAGCGCCGCGAATGTCGGCCGGCAAATGTTCAGCCCGGCCGACGTCGGCCAGCGCAAAAGCGTAGTGCTCGTGCATCGCCTCAACGCGTTCTTCGGGCTCGACTGGTGCGGCCGACCGGTACATGCCGGCGCCGACGCGATCGTACGTGGAGCCCCGGACCTTGTCGTGATGTGCGTCGACAGTGCAGCGGCACGGGCAAAGCTCGCGCCGTCCTTGAAAAAAACGGGCGGCTACGTGATGGATCTCGGCAACCGCGCGAGCGACGGCCAGGTAATTTTAGGCGCGTCGCCTTCCGCTTCAGGAAACACCGCAACCGCGGATAGCACGCCGCTGCGCTGGCCGTACGACGTGCTGCCCGAGCTGGTCGACACCTCGATCCCCGAAGACGACACCCCGAGCTGCAGCCTCGCCGAAGCGCTCGAGCGGCAAGAGCTGTTCATCAACCAGGCTGTCGTGACGCAAGGGCTCGCGATTCTGTGGGAGTTTTTCCGGCATGCGCGCCTGACCTGGTGCGGTGCGTTCATCAACCTCAAGACCGGCAACGTGCGGCCGATGATCGTACAGGCACATCAGCCCACCACCAAGGCAGACAAATAATATGGCGAAGAATTCAGTTGACGCCTACGGCGCAAAAGGAAAAGGCAACCTGCTCGACTTCGATCCGGATGACCTGACACTCGTGACCGACGAAACGCATCCGCTGTATGACGAGCGCGTTCACTTACCACTGGACGAGGCGATGGTTCGCAACATCGACTTTCAGGGAATCATCCAACCGATCGAAGTCACGAAGAACCCCGAGACGGGCGCCACCGAAGTGGTGACCGGCCGCCAGCGCGTGAAGAACTGCCGCGAGGCGAATCGCCGACGACGCGAGCGCGGCGAAAAACCTTGGTTAATCCCCGCCTTCGTCCGCCGCATCGCACCGAAAGACCGAAGCAAGAAGCTGTCGGCCGCAATCGCCAGCGAAAACGCTATCCGCCAGCAGGAGACGCCGATGACGCGCGCGGCGAAGATGGCGCGCCAACTCGGGCATCACACCGAGGAAGAAGTCGCGATTTTGTTCGGCTGCAAAGTCGCGACCGTGCGGTCAACGCTTGCCCTGCTCGACTGCTGCGCCGACGTACAGAAAGCCGTCGACGCCGGCAAGGTGCCCGTCGCACACGCAACGAGGCTGGCGCGAATGAAGCCGGACGTCCAGCGCACCAAGGTCCGCGAACTGGTCACCGCGGCGGACACGAAGCAAGGCCACGAACGCGCCCGCGCTCAGCGTGAGGTGATGGGCGATTCGTCGGCTCGGATGAAAACTCGGAAGCAGATCGCGGACGAACTCTCGAAGTGCTCAGGCGAACGCGCAGACGCACTCCGATGGGTTCTCGGCATCGAGAACACCAACAGCTAATTGCGAGGACAATGCCATGACCACCGAATATGAAAAGAGCCGCGCTGATGCGCTGACGGACTCGCTGCCGTGCCCGTTCCGTGGGGGCACCGATGTTTTCGTCGAACGCCTTGATTACACTGCCTGCTTTGTCCAGTGCAACAGCATCGTGAATGCGGGCGAGGCTTGCGGAATGCGCGGCCCCATAGGCATTCAGGATAGCGATGACGAGGAAATGCCCGGACGGAGCGCAGCTCTTCGCGAGTGGAATCGTCGCGCCGCATCCCGTGTCGAGCAGCCCGCAGCAGCGCCGATCCATTCCGACGACCTAGCCGTCGATCGCTTCGCGGCCGAGATGAAATCGAAACTGGCGGGCGCCCGCGCGAAGGGGCGCGGCGGCTGGGAGCTATGCCCGCCGGCAGCACTGTCGCGGATGCTTCGCGAGCACGTGGAGAAAGGTGACCCGTGCGACGTGGCGAATTTCTGCGCGTTCCTCTGGAACCTGCGCGCGCCGATCGTCGCAGCAGCGCCGGCCGACGAGCTGGCGGCGATGACAGCAAGGGCCATGCATTAGGAAAACAAACAAATATGAAACCAATCTATCTTGACCTGCTCGCCGTAGCAGAGGCGGTGACGCTCTCCGAAGCGACCATTCAGAAACTTGTGCGAGAGAAAAAATTCCCGAAGCCTCGCATTTTGTCGGATCGCCGCGTGGCTTGGCTGACGCGCGAGATTGAAACATGGGCTGAAGGCTGCCCTGTCTCAGACCTCGCTCCGCCGCCCAACACCGGCCACAGCAATCGACGCAGAAAAGCTACTTCTTCGGATAACGGAGCGCGAGCTCTTCAAGGAACAGCGATAGGCGCGCGAGCCATTCGCGCCGCTCACGGTCGTAATGGTGCCGGTTGTATACGCCGGCCACGCCTGGCGGTATATGGCCAAGTACAGCCTCGGCAACGTCGTGCGGACAACCAAGCGCAGCGAGGAAGGTCCGCGTAGTTCGACGAAGGTCATGTGGCGACCAATGCGTTACGGCTAGCCGAGGACGCTCATGCTTCGGCGCCTGCTTGCAGTATGGTTGATGGTAATAGACGCCCGCCTTAATCACGGTCTGCTTCATCATTTCGCCAGTCGACGTCGGAAATAGATAGCCGTTGACGGCTTGATCGAGGCGTCGCCGAACCACCGCTTCTGCCCGACCGATGAGTGGCACACGCAGGTCGCCAGCATTCGAACGCCACGAGTTCTTCGTCTTTTCCTTCGGCACAGTCCACCAGAGTCCGTCACCCTCTTCAGCGATTTCGTGCTTCTCCATGGAAATGATCTCGCCGCCGCGGGCGCCGGTCCAAAGGTAAAGGGCAATTGCGTCCGAAACCGTTAGGCTAAAATTCGGCATCCAACGCAGCAACGTTCCGGTTTCTTCCTCGCTCAGCACGCGCTTTTTCGTGCCCATCGCAACGCCATCGATCACGCGGCCCTTGCTGCGCAGCTTGCCACGCAGAATCATGCGCCACCAGTTCGGCGTGCCATCAGGCAGCCGGCCAGCGTCCATTGCATAGTCCCAGGCACCACCCAGCTCCATACGTAACCGGGCTGCAAGCGCAGGCGTTGCGCGATACGCGTCGAGGAATTCGAAAGCCTGTGCGCGCGTAATCGATGCTGCCGGCAGACTGGCAATCGGCGTCAGCATCGCCTTAAACATGCGGCGCACCTCGAGCACACCCTTCTCTTTACGATTCGGCTCGAGATAGCCCCCCATGTAATCGAAGCACACCTGCTTGACCGTATAGGCATCGATGGCACGCGTCGTCGCGACGGACTGGCGTTTTTCCCTTTTCTCGGCCGCAGGATCGACCCCGCCATCCCGCGCCGAACGTTTCTGCTCCCACTCGGCGATCGCCGAAGGAAATCCCATCGTCGGCCACTCACCCAGCTTCACCTGACGCATGCGGTCGTCTATAGGCGACTTGTATCGGTAGATCCACGAGCGACGGCTTTCGCTCGCCTGCAGGCGCAGGCCTGGGAAGCCGTCAAAGGTCAGGTGTTGGCCCGCGGGCAGCTTGCTCGCGGTACGTGCGTCGAATCTCATTGGAAGTAGGCGTAAGTTTTCTTCGATAACCAGTCGGAAAGCGTAACTTTTTTGCCCGACCAGTAAAAATCCTACGCCAGAGTGCCAAGTTTTACCGTGTTTCGTCAAGTGACGATGAGGCTAGTTGAAAACGCAACTTTCCGCTCTCAGCCTTTATTCACGGGGGTTTCCGGCTCAACACCCTTATAAAACAAGGGGCCCTGCAGGGCCCCTTGTTTCCGTCACTCGTTTTCCTCGAAGTAGTGGCCAAACTTGGCCTGCTTGGTGCGGATATAGCGCTCGTTTTCCTCGCGCACCGGCACCGCCAGCGCGACCCGCTCGCATACGGGGATGCCGTGCTTCACGAGCGTGTCGAATTTCTTCGGATTGTTGCTCATCAGGCGCACCGAGGTCACGCCGAGGATACGCAGGATCGCGGCGGCGGAATCGTATTCGCGCGCGTCGTCGGGCAGGCCGAGGTCGAGATTCGCCTCGACGGTATCCCGCCCCTGCTCCTGCAGCGCATACGCGCGGATCTTGTTGCTCAGGCCGATGCCGCGCCCTTCGTGGCCGCGCAGGTACAGCAGCACGCCGCGATCTTCCGCGGCGATGTAGCGCAACGCGAGATCGAGCTGCTCGCCGCAGTCGCAGCGATACGAGCCGAACACATCGCCGGTCAGGCATTCGGAATGCAGCCGCGTCAGCACGGACTGCTCGCCGGCAACATCGCCCATGACGAGCGCGAGATGTTCGGCGTCGCTACCTGCGACACGGAAGGCATACGACGTGAACGTGCCGTAGCGCGTGGGCAGCGACGCGGTTGCCACGAGCGTCACGCACTCGTCGGCCCGGTCATTGCCCTGCGTGGGCGATTGGGGACGCGAAGACATCAT